ACTGCTTGTTGCAATCCACGAAGTTCATAACCACCTTCTGAGATTACAGTGGAACAAACTTGTTTAAGTGTGCTTGCACTGGTTGTAATTCCAGTATTTGCAATCTCATATCTCAAAGGTAGTGATGCTGTTGTAATATAAGTTGATGAAATTAGATTTGCGTGATGGAATGTGTGGCAAAGAATAAACTTACCATCAATTATAAATCCAACTCTTACATCTCCAACTCCCAACCATTCAATATCCATCCAAAAGATTTGTGCTTTGGAAATATCTAATGTAATACCTGATGTGCCAGTCCCATCTAATTTATCATATAACCAAGATGATTGTGGTATGCGAGTTTCTGATGTAATTCCAGATACTATACTTCTCTCTACAAAATTTACAGTAGAACCATCAACTTCAAAATAAATTCCATTATCTGCACCATAATATCCTGCCCTTTGACAAAGATTTGTCTTCTTGGGGTTCATTACAACTGTATTCATTACAAGTAATGATTTTCCTGGTTGATATGAAAATACTTTTGTGGTTTCTCTTATGATTGATGCAGTGCTTCCTACACCAACAGTCATATTAATCAAACCTTCTGCTGTTGAAAAACCAACTGTAGAACCACTGCCGACAATTAAACCACTCCAAAGATTATTATCTCTGTATCTGTGAGATGAATCAAAAAGTGTAAGTGGAGATGATGTCCTTTGTCTACCAAATGCATCAGTTGATGTTATAGGTAAAGTAACTGATACTGTTGATAAAGTTGAAATTCCGACAGTTCCTGTTACTGGAAATGGATTATCAAGCGTAACGACTTCGCCATTCTTATTGGCAATCATATTGACTTCAAAAAGGGTCCTTTCTTGATTCAGAAAGTCCTGCTCATTTTTATTAAATTGCGCCATTAATCATTCACTCCACGATAATCTTTCTGGTTGATATCTTTGTGCGTTTTTAATTCTTGAAGTATTTAACTGACTTGGATAAACGTTATGAACGATTGCTCCGGGATATTCTCCTTGAATTTGTTCTGCAAGTTCGTTCTTAGATAGCATTTTACCTTCTACTTCTAGACGATACATCTTTCCTTCCCAAACCACATCTGCAAAGAAAGACTCTTTAGTAGTTTCTGGTTGTGAAGAATTCATATAGAGATTTCCATTAAAATCTCCAGCAATGTTGATGCTTTCTGATAGAAATTGTTTAAAGGATTTCATTTTAGTTACAGTTCCAACGACGAAGTGCTTTGTTAATTCTTGAATCTGGGTCGCGTGCAGTTTTTGCAGAAGTTAGTTTAGACTTCATCCCAGACATACGACGGCAAAAAGACTTACGACGACCTGCCCGTTTACCTGTTGGATTCTTTTCAGTTACTGCAGTTTGAAGTTTTGAACCTGGATTCTCGCGGCGATATGCCTTTACTGCATCAGGACTTAATCCATCAGTTTTATCTTGACGATTGACTTTTTGCCAATCTTCACTTAAACCCATTTCCTCTCTCCAGTTAGAGAATCCTTCTGCCTTTACGCAGTTTGGATATCTCTTTCCAAACATTGTCTTCATACCTTTCTTTTTATAACCGGGCCAGCACTTCTCATCAATTACTTCACCTTCCAAGTCATAAGAATTTCTAAGACTATCAATTGCTTTTTGAGTCTGTTGATTTCTTGCTTCTATTTTTTTACCAACTTCTTTTGCTTGTTTAACAACTCCCATGCCAGCAAGAGCAGTTCCAGCAGCAAGACCTGCACGAAGTAATGCAGCAGCACTTTCGTCAACACCTTGAAGTTTTCCTGCTTGTTTGAGTGCAATAATTCTTTGGGAGGGGGTCATTTTATCTTTTCTATTCATAATTTTTTTCACAGCAATATCAAATGGTTTTTTATCTGACATTGTATTAGTATCTGCAACCTGTTCCTTCATTTCCCCACTATCTACATAATCTGCTGCAGAATCTAAATAATCTGCTGCTTTTGTAATTTTTGACTGAACCCATGCTTCAATATTACCTTCACCTTTCATTTTCTTTCTTAATCTTTTTGCTGCCGCAATAATTGTTGAAAGTTCAGAACGTGCCATTGAATGTTCATGATCATAAGATTCTGGAAAATTACCAGGATGAACAGTTGCAATATTATACTTTAATTGATTTGTAGTTAAAGCAGAAGGTCTAGAGAACATATCCCAATATCTTCCACCATATTTACATTCATCTCTAGTCTCATCTTTTTGACACTTTGGACAATATCTAACCATTTCCATTGCTTCAGACTTAGTTCCCCAATTTGCAGCACCAACTTCACGGCATTTGACAAGTGCTCCAGAAGCATATGCACTTGGCCAAACATCATATCTTGATTTTACTTTATGGTAGCAAGCATCTTTTTTACCACTACCTTTTCCCGGTTTATCTTTAACTTCTTGTAAATCCATTTCTTCTTTCATTTTTTTCTTTGGATCTGTTGAAACATAAGTTGGTTTTGCAGCACCAGTTTTTTCTGGTTGATTTGGGTCTGCAGCACTTTTTCTTCTTTGTGCCGATATTCTTTCAGATTTTGTCATACTTGCTCTTTTATCTGAAGAAACACACTTAGGTGTTTCATCTTCTTCACCTTCTTCGCGGGCACAAGGTTCTCCAGAAATTACTTCAACCCAACCAGGTTTTCCTTTTTTACCTTTTGATTTAGATTGACCAAACCAAGCAAGAAGACCCTCTTCATTAATTTTAACATCTTTGAACTTTTTATGTTCTTTTTTAGCGGATGCTTCCATTTTTTTGAGGCGAGTATAATAATCTGGAATTTCATCTAAATGTTGGAGAGCAATTTCTTTTGCTAATTTATGATTTTTAGTATGCTCGTGCTCAATTTTCTCACCCATATCTAATTGCTTTTGAATAAAAGAAACATCCATACGATGTTTCTTAGCAATTTGCTCCACTGTCTTATATGGTTTCAATTGCTCATTCATCTGCTAAAACTTATTACTCTTTACTATTTAGAAAACCTTGCTTAAGTAATTTAGACAACTCTGATGTTGATCCAACAAAAACTGCGTTATTTGTTACATTGTTAGTTGTTTTGATAGACTCATCTTCAACATCTTTAAGTTTTTTCTGTAAATCTATGAGTTTATCTGTTACATCACCAACACTTTTAATAAGTTGTCCGGCAACTTCATATGCTCTTGGACTTCCACCCTCTCCAGCAAGTTCCATTATCCCATTAATTGCTTCTTGTCCTTTTTCAATTAAGGAATAAAGGTTTGCTCTGGTATATTCATAATCTTTTTGAATATCGTCCGTTTTCAGTGAAGATATTTTTAAGTCTTCTTTTACTTTTTCCACTTCGACAATATTACTTTCAATATTAAGAGCAGAATCTAAACCATCAAATGTATTACTCATACGTTATTAAATGTCCCTTTGCTGTGTTGGACTGTAAGTTTTAGAGTCTCCAAAACTTTCCCATACTTCGTTAAATCCGAAATCATCTTCAGGATTTGCATCAATTGGATCGGGAGTGAGAGTATATCTCATCTCTCTTTTTGCTATTGAAGTATCTGTTGAATTATAATAATCAACTTGAACCTTACGGATAAGACCGTCTGTAGAATCTGCAATTGGACCAAATAGATAAGTTTTTGCAGTAAAATTAAGGGTATAAATTAATATTCTTCTTGTTGAAAAATCTCCTTCATAATCATCTGTAAAAGATATACTATCCAATACAATAGGAATATCTCTTTTTTCACCAATTGAATCTATTAAATCTACTGTTAAATTAAATGATGGTTGAAAATATGGTAATATTTGCTCAACAACTTGTAAAGCATCATCTTGAAGTTTTGACATTATATTTAATTGAAATCCAATATTATATGGAACTGGAAGATAAACTTTTTTTAAATTTGTTCCATCGGAAGCTTTAAATGTTTGAGTAATATTTGCTTTTCGTGTGGCATCATATTGAATAGATGTCATTTCAAAAGACATTCTTGGCAATGTCATAGCAATTGGTTTATTCAATTCAGGTTGCTGCTGTAACCTTGCAAGAAATTTTTGAATCGGTCCATATGCCAAAGCAACTTTCATTTCACTTATACTATCACCAGAAGAATCTTTATGCCGTATGTAGATATCATTAAAAACTGTGCCAAATGCAGTAACAGTTCTTCTTATAATTTCGTGATAATAGTATGTTCCAAGCATTAGAATGTACCAAATGGATTTGATTCTGAAAAATCTATAATGCCGTCAGCAGCATTTTCAATTTCTATATTTTCACTATATTTATCATACTGATCCCATGTGTCGTATGATTGGACTGAATAAATTGCACTTGAAGCAGCACCAACAAGTAATTCGCCAGGATAAAACTCTTTTGTTGCTGCATTATCTACAAAAGATACTTTAAGGATTTTAGTATTGAAATCCCAAGACTTAACACGACCACGAGTGCCTGATATAGATCCAAATACTTCCTCATTGAAAATATAAGTCCCAATTCCGGAAAGAACTGGAGGTTGTGCAATTGTAACTATAGGTGCAATAGTATATCCTACTCCAGGATTAGTAATTCTTAAAGAAGAAATTGTTCGTCCAGATCCAACTATTGAAATTGCAGTTGCTGTTTCTCCAGATCCTATAGGAGAACTTACAGTTACTGGAGGAGCAACAATATATCCACTTCCAAAGTTTGCCATTGTAAATGTTGAAATGCCACTTTGAATAGTTTCAATAGAACATGTTGCAGCAGCTCCAATTCCATTACCACCAGATATTGTAATATTTGGTGCAATAGTATATCCTGCCCCTGCACAGGTTAAAATAATAGATTCAACAGAACGAATTCCACCTTTACTAGTTGTAATTGCTACTGCGGCCGCATTAATTCCCCCCGCAGGTGCTGTTCCAATAGCAACTATAGGAGTGGAAGTATATGCATATCCATCATTATTTAAAAATATTTGACGTACATAACCAGTTGCTAAAGTAGCAGTTGCAGATGCTGTAGATCCTGCACCGATAAGTTGTAGTGTAGTAATATAACCCTCATCTTTAATTTGACTATCAATTTCATCAATGGTTGTGTCAATAACCTCATCCTCATACTCAAATAATTCGCATTTTAATTCATACATATAAAGTTTTCCCAATTGGTAAAAATTAACTTCATGCTCAACAAACTTAACTTCAAAAAGTCTTTGTCCCAATGGAAAATAAACTAAATCACCCTCTCTTGGTCTTGAGGCAAGAATAATCTCATCGTTGTCGGATACTTCTAAAAATGGAGATATGAAATCTTCAAATCTTTCTTTTGAAATTACTAAACTTAATTCATCTTTCAAATTTACACCAAATTTTGAAAGAATATCTCCTTGACCACTATATCCATCATAATTATTAATATATGCTTCAATCGCATAATTATCATCAAATTTTGATGATTGAATTTCCCTAATTATGGTTTGCTTTCTGACAAATTTTCTAGGAATGTAGATTACATCTACTCCATAAATTTTTAACTGTTCATTAATTAAATCTTGTACAAGCCTTTGTTCTCCTGCAGAACCTTGTAAAAAGAAAGGATTAAGTGCCATTATTATCCAATAAAATCGTAAGGTGGAAGTTCATAATCCATAGACATTCTTTGCATTATGTCTGCAATTTCTCTTTCAGCGTCTTCATAAATTTCTCTACCATTTAATTCAATTCCACCGGGGAGTTTGACTCCTCTGAATTTAATTAGATTTTGACCCCATTGTCTTTTTATTAGAGCAGTTAAGTATCTCTTTAAAAAACTATCATTGTAAACTTTAGTAAACTCATTAGGATCTAAAATTCTATAACAATCAATAATAATATAATTATCTTTTGCTTTTGCAGTCCAATCTATATCTAAATACAATCTATTTTGTCTTTTATTATATCGTATCTGCTTATCTGGTGTAAGTAAGAAATCAATATCTTCCAGATATGTTTTAACCATAGAATACTGTAAAAGTTCAACCGAATTAAAATAATATAAATCATTTAAAAATAACTGATACTTAATACTAAACATTCCTGCAGAGATAGTGCTAGTATCAAACTTAAAAACTTTTTCAATTCCAATTATTGAGTCTGGTACTTGAATAAAATTGGAATTTTCATAAAAATTAAATGTAGTGGTTCCAATTCCACTGATATTAGCCGATCCCGTTGTGGTAACAATACCAGCACCTACACTAGGATCTGCTTGTCCCCTATTTAAGTCTTCTTGTGTAATTTTATACTTGAGATACATTCTCTCAACACCATCAAAATGCCTCTCTTGAAAGTATTGGAGCGCATCATCAACTAAATCATCGATCTGGTCGTCATCAACGTTAATTTCCAGTACAGGTGCTCCTAATCTTCTTAGGCAGTAATCAATTAATTGTTGTCTGGTTGCTGGTTTTGCCATTAGTAGGTACCCCCATCTATTGCATTTGACCAAGTAGGAATATTGCTATTATCCGTTGTCATTATATAGTTTGTATAATCTATTCCATTCTGTGGACTATTTGTAGAAACCATCAGTCCACTGGAATTGAAATATGGCATTCCGTTGGTATAATATGGTCCATAATATAATCCACCAGATACTGTGGCAATTCCAGATATAATCGCGTTTCTGGCAGTAAATTCATCAAACTTTAGGTCATCACTTACATATAAGTCACCATCAACATATACATCACTTTTAAATGTTGTCAGACCTACAAATGTAGAAACCCCCGTTACATTTAAGTTATTGACGGTGGCAATACCAGTTACATTTAAATTGAATAATGTAGTAATTCCAGTTACTCTACCATTTCTAGCGGTAAATTCGTCAAATATTAAATCATCACCAACTCTTAAGTCTCCATCAATAAAGACATCATTTTTAAAAGTACTTACGCCAACAAAAGTAGATATGCCACTTACAT